TAAATCAAACGAACCTAGATAAGCATAATCTTCATTTTGAGGCACATCCCCGTCACTATCTTCATATTTATTTGTATAAAAATTAACGTGAGTAAGTCTAGGGCCTCCATACTTGTAATCTACTATAGTATTGCCCCAGTCAGTTGGAGTAGTACTATGGTCACCTCCTGTTGAATATTTTGGGTTACAAGATAAACTAATCCTTAATCCTAAATTGTCATCTTGTTCTTCAATTTCACCTGCTGGGTCATATGTTACTTTCGCTACATTTGTTGGAGCTGGTAAATTTGGAGTCCCAGCATCATCATCCCAATTATAATCCGCCCAATCTGCCACCCCTAAATCTGATGGAGCCCAAAGTCCAAGTTTGTTTGCGCATAAACTTTCCGTTGATAACTTCCCAGTAATCCCAACTGTTATTTCTGGTTCAGTTATTACATTTGAACCATTATTGGTAATAGTAGGAGGCGCTGCATATCCACTTCCAAAATTCGTCATAGTTATTGATTTGATATAATAGTTTGTGCCGCCATCGCTAGTATCTGTAGTTACAGTACCTGTTGCCGTTACATCTCCGTCTAAGGCTGGAGTATTTGGCGCACTAAATGTTACAGTTGTAGGTTTATCAGCTGCTGCCCAACTACCTCCATCTGTGACTACTACTTCATCTACACAATAATTTACACTACAATATCCTGAGTCAAGCCATCCAGTAACTCCAGTTAAATAACATCCAGCTCGTTTAACTTTAGGAGTTCCAGTTGGTACAAAATCACCTGTCCAAGTATTTAGTTCTTCTAGTGCAGTTCCACTCCAAGACCTTGAAATATTGAGTTTTGTGCTTGATATAGTTTTACACACCCAAAGAGTTTCATTAAAATAAGTTGAATAAGATGTGTCGCCATAAGCAGTAGTTGAATTTGTAAGCCCTGATATTTTTATTACATCTCCTACTTCTATTTCAGCATCAGCACCAGAAACATCAAGTTCAATATTACTAGCGTCTTTATCTATATTTGTTATCGTATATTCAGTATTAGCCATTACATTTGCATATAATAATGTTTGTACTTGACCAGTATCATCCGTAACTGTTATCTCGCCATCATCTTCCCAATTCTTTTTAGTTGCGTCTGAATTACCCTGAGTTTTAACATCACTCCTTAAATATATAGTTGAATCTCCATATTCGACTGGTCTTTGCAACCAACTTGTGTATCCTAGTGATTCTACGGTTGGAGCGGGAACTTGTGTATCTAGTTCATCTTGGTCTATTGTTAAAATATTATAAGGCAATGATTCTTGCATACCATCATATGTATATGTAACATATACTTTTCTACCAAGCATTTTTAAAGTTCCATCCCCTGAACCTCTTTCTAGGTAAGCCTCAAAACTAAATTTTCCACTATCTGTATCTATTGACTGATTTGTCCCGTGAGTATCACTTGAGGATTCAGACATAAAGGTATCTCCAGACGGAGTTATTATTTTTGCAGGTAAGACACAATACTTATTTACTGTTATTGCGTTGCTTAAAAATTTCTTGTTTATACTTCCTATCCATAAGGAACTTGCACCAAAATTAGTAGAGCCATCTCCAACGAAAGAGGCGTGCCCAAAATTTGGATTACAAACTCTTAGTTTTCCATCTGCTACATAATAACACGCTGATTCTCCTATTTGAGTTGCTAGTGCTGTAGTTGCTAATTGCCCTTTTAGTCCAATCCAGTTACCTCCCGGAGCGTCTCCAGTATTTTTCCATCTACTTCCAGCAGATGTTGTGCCTGAATGCATATAAACATCTGATGTCTTTCTATCAACAAATACTATCCACGTCTCAGGAAGTACGTCTAAAGATTCTTGCGTATCTGTCTTAAAAACAAATAATTCCTCTCCATTACCCCAATCAAGATTATTAAAACTTGGAGCACTACCAGTATCTGGTCCAAGAAGGTCATCTACAACTGTGCTTACATTATCAGTCGTTCCATCAGATTCAAAGTCTGTAAAGGCTCCAAGGAGTCTAAGTCTTCCTATCTTTCTGACATCAAAGTTAACAATTTTGGGACTTTCTTGGTCCCCGATATCTCTAGCGTCAGAGTATGTATTTAGACCCCCTTCAAACCTTATTATATTTTGTATACTTTTGGGCATTAATCTTCAATCAATGCTTTTTTAACTACCTCTTCAACGCTATCCCATACAGCATCTAAAATTTTAGCCTCAGTCTTTTCAGATATAAATGGAATATCAACATTCTCATTCATTTTAGTAATTAGCTTAGCTTTCATTTCATCGTTAAAAAGATATCCTGCTACTATTTTCCCAAAACCATTTGACATTTTATTACTCCTTTACTATTATTGTTTCTCTACCTTTACTATCTCGTGTTACTTTTACCATAACTTTTATCTTGTTTTCAAGTTTGGCAATTCTTTTAAGTAGTCTTATTACTGTACTTTCAAGCGCAACCATTCTTGAATTTTCATCAGTTTCAGCACGGCTTGATTTATTTGTCCCACGTAGCTTTGCCACGTCCTTTCTTTTAACTGCTATTGACGCATTATTTCTTATAGCCACTAATCAGTCCCTTCATAATGTTTCATTCTATATAATTTATCTTTACAGCATTTACACTTATCACTTTCTAGTTTTCCAACTCTTTCTTGCATTGCCGCCATTTGCTGGTCAAGATTATTGTCTTTAAATACATAATCCATTATAGCATTTAATACTTTAGGTGTTAATATTTTTAGTACGCCGGGTAACATTTTCCCTCCACCATTTTTTCCTATAATAGGCTTTTATTATATTGTCTTTCTTCCTCTTAGGTCTTAATATTCGGTCTCCATTCTTCAGTTCAACGAAATCCTTATCATTCCATCTGCAAAAAATCTGACTATCATTATCAATAGTATTAGGCATATTGCAAGAATATACTTCGTCTAAAGTATGAAGAGGAATCATTATAGCAAGATAAATTTCAATCATCCTAAATAATCATCCCTTTTCTTTCTTCTGGTTACAAATTTCTCTTTTAATCCATTTCCACTTAAAGTAGCTAAAATTTCAACGATTGCGTGGTAACTAGCCTTTATATCCTTTTGATTTAATTGCATCTGTTTTTGGGCATCTATGAGCTTTACAAGTATACTTTCAAGCCTAGTGAATGACTCTCTAAGCTCAGTCTGTAATTCATTCTGTATCCAAGCGTTCTGAGACTTCACATACCACCCTAAAGCCACAACCATCATAACTGGTAATCCAAAACGCTCTAGTAAATCAAACATTTCCATTTATAGTGTGCCCCCAAACTGTTGTTCTTCCATTAATAATCTCTACTACCTCTACTTTAAAATCTCCATTTCCGAACCAATCTACTATTGCAAATGCGTGATTCCAATTATGAAGATTTCCTTTTAGCCATTTATTTTTCTCTGACCTCATATCTTTTAAACACCCAAGGCTCCAAGCACTTTGGGTACCGCCGAGACCTGTTTCTGTGAATCTCTGTAAGTCGTGAGTATGTCCGTAAATAACATTCTCCTTAAGCTGAGCAAGATGTTTCTTCGCGTGATGTATGGGAACATAATAGCCGTGAGCAAAATTAAGTTTACCGATTTTAAGTTTATCATCTGATATATACTCCCAATACTCATAGCCTCTCTCGTTTAAATTTAATGCTTCTTTAGTCATATAATGGGATAGATATGGATGTTTTTCTACAAATTCATCTAACCAAACTTCGTGATTGCCCTGAATGAAATATCTATCTTTACATCCAACCTCATCTAAGGCCTCATCTATTATATCCATCCCATCGTTAACCGATTGAACTTCTTTATCTAACATTGGAATTAAAACCTCTAATGGAGGTTTTTCTTTATTCTTCCAATGATGCCTACTAAATAATTGCCATTCACCTGTATCTCCTAAATCAATATAAGTATCTGGTTTAATTATTTTTATTGCTTGACAAACAACATCTATCGCTTGATAATCTGCGATAGGAAAGTGTTTATCTGGCGTTACGACGGCTCTTCTTACGACCTCGTCGTTTCTTGGGCGCCCCCTTTTCTTTTGTTTGAACATATTTTAACCATTCGTTTTTAGTTTTATAGAACATATAGAATAATGTTGCTATCCCCACAGCAACTCTAACGGCAACTGGCAACCATTCCATCCAAGTTACCCACATTCCTCCTCCACTAACACTCATAGTTTTAAGTGTATCTATCATTATAACTCCTTTATTATATCACTCATCCGTTTAGCTCTTTGTGGGCTATCCGATTTAGCCCACTTAGAATCCAACATTTCTTTTGCTGCCATTTTAAATTCGTGACTTTCAAAAAAGAGCAATGTCTTTTTGAATTTTGATACACCTGAGATTCCCATTTGGTAACACATTTCATATATTACCTCTTGGGCTTCGACTGGTAGGTTAACTATCCATCCCCATTTTTTAGTTACTCTATCAATTAATCTATCCAACTTTCTCTTTAATATCTCTTCACAAATATCTTCATCTAACTCAAGGTCTTTAATTGCGAAACCATAACCTATGGTATCAATACCTAAAGAATCTTTATAGACCATTTTTCGATAGCCTTCATTTTCCTTTACGCTATTGATTAAATCTTGCATCATCTTAGCATCCATATTGCCGCTAGACCTACCACTAGCAAAACCATCATTACTTTCCAACTAAGCATAGACCATAATGAACTTAACTTCTCTTTAATGTATTTCAATTTACTCTCCTTTATTTTT